CTCAGGACTTAGAGATCACCATCGATGTCCTGGCCGACGTCGCCCAAGATCTCGGAGCGAGCAAGGAACAGGTCAGGAAGATGCGAACAGCTGGTCGAGACATGAGTCTTCCTGTGGCCAATCTCTTCGGAGAGTTGTTGTTCATGCCCATGAACATGAGCGGGAATAAGCTCACCATCACGTTCAACAACATTTCTGGCGTCCAGATCAGACTTCGCTACGCCTACGCCGCCTTCCGTATCCACGAGCAGATCCATCCCGGCTTCGAAGGCGTCCCTTCTGACACCGAGTTCTCGGATATCATCTCCTATATGGAAACATCTCTGAGCCCGGACTCTCCTATCCTGGACGACTTCGACACCTTCGTTCGCGTTGGTTCCATCGGTGACGATTGTATGGTGAGTACGACGATCAGGGAATTCAACATGTCTTTCATTTCCGGATTTTTCCAGCATATGGGCGTGACGATTACCGGATCGAGCAAATCCGACTCTACAGAGGACAATCTCCCCTTGCGCGAGCTAGCTTGCTGTCAGCGAGGTTTTCGCTGGTCGGATGAGTGGAACAGGGTCGTGGGCCCCATCGGGATGAAATCCACTTCCCGTATGCTCCATATGCGCGAACCTTCCAATGAGGAGCCGGAGGTAGTGGACGCGGCCGTCATCCGCACTGCCCTTGAGGAGCTTGTGTTCCATGGTCGCACGGAGTTTGATCGTATTTCTCCTTTGATTTGGGAGGCATTGGTAAAGTCAGGCCAGGAGTGTTATCACTCCCCTTTGCCCTCATACGATTCCGTGTTGGCGGACCTTCTGGCTAGGTACCCGGCCAGTCCTGACACCCCCGAGAATAGAGCCCACAAAGCGAAGTTTCTCGGTACAGCACCCGACGCTGTGCTCTCTGAGCGTCAAGGGGAGTCAACCCCTGCCGTGATGGCAATCGAAAACCCACAGACCGTCTGGTTACCCAACGACGACAGGACAGTCGTCTCAAGGCTCTCGGACTGTGGACAGTCCTGTGAACCGGACCATGATCTAGGTCCGGTAGACATACCTCTAGAGATCCACACAAATCACGATATATCCAATCAGAGCGAATCGGAAAGTACTGAATCCACTTCCGCCCAGCTCCAAAACCTAGAGATTCAAACCCCAGACGCTTCTTCGCAACAAGTCTCGATTCCCTCATCCCTTTTCCCTGCCATCCAGTCCATCAGTACCAGCGACAGCATGGAGGACATGTCCATGAGGCCTATCAAGCTCTTCACCATACCGTGGAATGTCGGCGAGTCCTTTGAGAAGCACTTCAACCCCTGGTCGCTCATATTGACCAACCAGCTGATATTGAACAAGACCCAGTTCTATCGGTTCTTCCAGGGAGAGCTTGAGATCACGATTCTCGTCGACGGAACCACCTTTCATTCGGGACTCGCCTGGGCTACCTACATCCCTCTGAGAGCTTACGACGAATTCACGCAGTACACCCGTGACGTGGAGCCAGACCTCGTCGAGATGTCCCAGCGCATGCCCTTGTCCATATCTCCCAGGAATTCACAGGGCGGAACGATGATCATCCCTTTCATGTACAACAGGGACCACTTGGACTTCCTTTCTGACTCCATGGACAAGCTTGGGACAATGACGGTTAAGTCCATCGTCCCCCTCCGCATGGCGAACGGAGGCAGTCAGCCAGCCACGATCACCGTCCTGGGAAGGCTTAAGGCGATGAATCTGTCCGTCCCAACTACTCACGCTTTTAGCGTGAAGAATCA